TGTAAATGCCCAAACAGACATATAGCCGTTAGCATCACCTGTGCCGACAGCACATTTGGCAAAACCTATTTTATTCTTTCCGCTGTTAATATCATGGAATTTTATTGTCACAGCAGAAAACTGATTAGCAGTCGCACTACCAGCAGTAATGTATCCACAAATGTTTTGGTTCGTGTAAGTATTTTCCCAAGTAGTCATAGTGGCTCCTGTTGACCACGCTCCTTGACTGTCGTAACCATTTGTTACCAGACCACTACCATTTATTTGGCAACGAAGGTAAGCACTTGCTGATGCTTCATCACTTCTCAAATAGCCAACCAACATCAGATCCTGATACTGTGACCAGTCGTTAGCACCAGTCGTGGAAGTAAAACCTATGCTTGAGGTGCTTGATCCAAGAATAGTTGTGGAAAGCGGAACCCATGCTTCACCATCAGTAAGAGTCCCATTTACTATGTAGTCGGGTGTTGCTGTGTTAATTGTTGCTGTCATTACGCCACCGCATATCTGATTAGAACAATACCAGTAGCACCATCGTAATCGCCGCCGTTAAACACACCACCAGCGCCGCCACCAGTATTAGGAACAGGTTTTTTTCTACCCGATACATCGTTATCGCCATCTCCACCGCCACCAGTACCGCCCGTGCCATCATTGGTTCCAGAAGCACCACCGCCGCCACCAGCATAAATAGCAGTTGAAGCCGTTATGCCGTAACTTGCCACACCACTGCCACCATTACCACCTTGACCTGAACTTGCATTAGCACCAACAGCGCCCATACCGCCGCCACCGCCACCAGCGCCTGAAACACCTGTACCACCATTATTTCCTTGAGATCCTGTTCCAGCACCACCCGAATACGGCGAGTTGCTTGGTCCCCCACCACCAGAACCACCCGCTTGACCAGCGGTACCCGAAGGTCCACCGCCGCCACCAAAAGCGGCTGTGACCCCTAAAGCAACACTGTTAGTAGCATCAACAGTTTGATTGGCTTTACCGCCAACACCGACAGTTATCGTATATGGACTTGAAGCAGCGTCAACAGTTAAACCTGTTGCTGTTTGCACACCACCAGCACCACCGCCAGCACCGAATCCTGAACTACCACCACCGCCTGCGACTATCAAATAATCAACGTCAGCGGTACCATCCACTACAGTAAACGTACCAGTACCCCTGAAAGCATGAACACGATATGTTGTGCCAGAATCCTCGTATTGGGTTATCATTCCACCGAAAGCAGTCATGACAGCAGCACCACCAGCCAAACCGCCGTTCATCCACGCAGAAACGTAAGTAGACGGATTAGCCTTCGCTAAATCCCGTCGACCATTCCACGTAGAAACGTAAGTGCTAGGGTTAGTCCTATCTTGTCGAAACACTATAAGACCTCTTAAGCAGTTATTCTATTAACGTAACCAAAGATTTGGATAGAACTAGTAGTAGCAGCAAAAGCACGAACCACCAAAGGTGAAGAATTACCTTTAATAATAAGCCAGGAACTACTAAGACAAGTCCAGCCTCTGTGGTGATTGTTTGTTCAATCAGATCACCAGCAGATGCACTACCCCACTCAATCGTTAATTTACGATCACTTGTGTCATAGTTGGCTGCATACAGCCATATCTCATCATAAGTAGTTGCTGTAGAAGAACCTGTATGAATTGCTTTGCCTGCTGAGGCAGCGTCATCTACAAGGATTCCTCTACCATCCGTACTTTCAGATAGTGTTATCTTTGAATATGTTGCCATATTGCCTTTCCTTTATTTAATTAAAAACCGAGTTTGTAAGAACGTTATTAGCGTCATTCCACGTAGGATCTCCAGCAGCAGCCCATTTAAGACCCACTCCAGAGATAGAAGAATCTGCTGTTAAAACATGACCATTAGTACCAACCGCTAAACGACCAGCAGTATCCGCTGCTGTACCAATGATAAGATCGCCTACAGCGTCTATTATACTTTTAGGTATTATTGTAGTATCAAGGGCTACTGTTCCTGTCGTATCAGGAAACGTAATAGTCTTGTCCGAACTGGGATCTGTAATAGCAAAAGTAGTAGTATGCCCATTACCAGTAGTAGCACCAGTAAACTCCAATGGACTAGCACCCTGAAAAGTAGCCTTAGCCTGAAAAGTACTAGCCTCCACTTGAAGAAGAGTACCCGCAATTGTGGTTTGAGAACCACTAACAGACAATGTGGGCGTTTGAGCCGCCCAAGTAACAATGTTGCTAAAATTAGCGTTCATTTGGGTGGCTACAATCTTAGCCCCAGCAGAGAAAGTATTAGGTGTTACTATCGCTCCCATTTAACGCAATCTCCTAGTTCTATACATGCCAACAACCGAAGTCACACCCCACTTGCCTGTAGCATCAGCAGCAGGAAATGACGCAAACCTCAAACTAATAGCCTTCGCTGTCCCAATTGACCCCCAACGGACAACCAAATACTTGTCTGTGGTGCCTTCTTGCGCCCATTCAGACGTATCCCATATACCGTTACCGGAACCAGTAGGGTCAGAATCCCAAGTAGCCTGCGTTATACCAGTAAAAGCACCTGATTGAACTTGTGAAGAAGACGCTAAATTGTAATCTTTGTATGCATACATGCTTAAAGCAACACTGTTATCAGACAGCAAAACAGTTCTTGTTTTGCCCCACCTTTTCAAAAACGTAGGACGATTACCTTCAAACCAACTGGTCTGATAATAAGAATTAATAACATTAACAGCAGAAGCACCATAATCGTCAGTGTCCACATTCTGATCTATTTTCGCTATCCGTATAGGCTTATACGCAGCCCCTGCCTCTATCTCAGATACAACCGCTATAGGAGAATGATCTTCCCCACTAGGACGATATGACAACATTGCACGAGCATTAATGTCATAACGCACCCAAGCACCCGTGTTACCTAAACTAGGATCCCACATAAACACATTTCTACGGTTTGCTTGTTGAGATTCAGAAATGTTCTCAGCCGACTGATAATCAACTGAAACCCACAGTTTCTCGTCATACCACATCAAAGAAGGAGCATTATCTAACGTTAAAGCAGGGTTGCCAAGATCATAAGTCATAGCAGGATATATACGTTCAAACACATATACAGGTTCATTGTCAGGGTTTTGTATCAGATACACTCCCTTTTCCGCATACCAGAAAAAGATCCCTTGTCTACCAGCCGTAGGCTGGCAACCATCACGGTTACCCACCGCTCTTGTAAGATTACGCACTTCAAAAGTGTCTCTATCAAAACCATAAATAGCGTAAACAGCGTTCTGTTTAAACACTAAAAGACGATCCTGATCGGAAATAATTCCCGTTATGAAATCTCCATCTTCACCCAAATCAATGTCTATATAATCGTTTTCGCTCCAATCATCACCATCATTAGTTTTAGAAAAACGAACCCGATTAGGATTATCGTCCTGAGTGNTTTCTGTTAAATGTGCTGCCCACACCATTTCATTCCATGTAGCAACATACCTAGCACAAGGGAAATAGCCGTTGCCATAAGCCCATATTCCCATAACAGCATTAGTTCCATCCCAACGCAACACACTATAAGCAGGTGTATTAGTAGGAGCAGTTATTCCAGAACCATTAGTGTAATAAGTAAAATTATTAAAAGTCACACCCTGTGGAGAACGATCACCAGTAAATTCCACATCCGCACTACCGCTCTGAATAGTGCCATCAAAATTACCATCAGCACCAGTGTTATACATCATCACTGTTGTGCCTTTTACACTGTCATAAACACTTGCCAAAACCTGATTCTGACCAGATTCATAATGAACATTCAAACCCGTAATATCATTAGTAATCGCAGTAGGATTAATACGCTTAATACCATCCCTGCGACGCACACCACCCCTAGGATCAACAGAAACATTCAACATCTCAGGAGATTCAGTCTCACNAAGATTAAACTGATCAGCCCTAAAGTTTAAACCACCAGTGAAATTAGATTTCTCATCATAACGGTACGATTCAGTAGTTGGAGGAGGAGGTAAAGATACTTTTAAANCCATNTACCATTCCCACGAATAACGTAAACGATTAGGAAGAATGGAATTGGCTCGCCAACGGCTAGCATTAACAGAATTTAACAACACAGGCTGCGGAGCAGGAGTGTCCTCAAACCTAGCACGAAGATTTTCTAATTCGCTAATAAACTGGGCGTAATACTGTTGCCCCATACCAGCATCTTCCTGCTGTTGATAAGCCCTATAAATAGCGTACAACGCTAAAACGTTATCAAACGCTATAGGCAAATCAGGAGTGTCAGCATCTGATATCGCGTTACGATATATCGGTGTCTGACCAGCGAAATCAACAGCGTTACGGTAACCCCTGACATAAAGGGTTTCCACACCAGTAGGTGTGGGGTACAACCTGATTGATTGCCCACTCACAGCAGCCGAAGCGCTACCACCTTGATTCCACATTGAAAAATAGTAAGGTGTGCCACCCGGAGTGCGATTCAAAGGATAAATAATATCCCCAACGTCGTAACCTATAAATTCTAAAATGTGGCTATCTGTTTTTATTGCAGCAACTTCTCTTAAACTCAGATTAGTTGGCGCAGAACCACCGGTAAAAGCAACACCATCATGTGTGATACTCATACCAGCAGAAATTTCTGCCATAGTATAATCTTTTTGACCATCCACTGTAGAAAACGACACAGCCACTTCATAAAACGGCCAACGTTTCTCTGAGTAAACAATCAGATCATACCCTTCACGAATAAATTCGTTCAAAGTAGTATCCGCTATATCCGTGGTGTCAATATCCACTACATTGCGCACATAAGTGCGCATAGTACTAAGTTGCAAAACAAACCCCTACTTGGTTTTAAATCTACTTACTTTTTTAGTAGGTGTCTTTACAGGAGCATTCTGAGGAATAGACGTATCCGCTACTCGATGAATTCTGCGTGATGGTCCAACAGCCTGAGGCCGTGGTGACGCATCCCGGAAATTCCTGCCAGCCGCAGGTTCCCCTGCTGGTCTAGCGTTTTTCTTATACGCATGCTGTTCATACTTACTCATAATAAACTCCTGTAAAAACTACCCCTATGCCATCAAACTATGCAGGTGTTATACCATACAAGTATGCTTGACGGGCGCGGTTACTCGTAGTTAAGTTGCCGTAGCAAAGTATCTGAGAGTAAACCGCATCTGTGTCGGTTGGGCGCACAAACGGAGTTGGTTTGAACCAAACGTCGCTGTGAGCCACTAACTGAAGGTACTTGGTGTTAAGCATGTACATTTTGCCTTCACCTTCGAGAGTACCATCAAATGTTATAGGACATCCCTTGAAGAGAAGATTTTGGAATCCACCATCAGCCATGTCGGTGTCAGTGTACCTAATCTGTCCATCAAGAAGACCTTCATACGCTTCGTACTGAGCCTGTCCTGTGATTATAATTGTTGGTTGGTCATTACCAACGGAAGCATCATTATATGATGTTGCCATTTTTGCAAGAGTTATTGCTCCACCTACGTTTTGAACTTGTGATCTCCACCACGAGTTGTCTCCGTCAGTAGCGTCAATACCCGCAAGAGCGGCTGAACCGTCGTCATTACCAAGACCTACTAGAGCCGCTAGACCCATCCAGTCTTTACCACCATTGCCTGTGCTGTTACCGAAGAACATGGTATTCATGTTTTCAATAATAGTTTC